CGGAGTTTAATGCCGGTAAGTCATCTGCTGCACCGGTTGCCGTTAACATCATCGAAGATGCCGGTAAAGCTGGCCAAGTAGAGCCTGGTACCGGCATGAATGGCGAGGACGTGATTAACGCCTTTGTATCCAACATTCACCAGGGCGGTGAAGCGAGTCAGGTGCTTGAACAAAAATACGGATTATCAAGGGTGGGTCGCTAATGAGTGGTTATGCCAGGTGGCCAGATAACTTGCCTTTGCCATTGTTGAAAGGGTACGGATATGCGCCAAGCAGTAATTTATTACAAAGTGATCTAGATAGTGGCGAGATGCGGGTGCGTAGGCGCTTTAAAAATATGCCCAGCAAAGTCACCATAAACGTGCTGCTGAATGAAGAGCAAGCGGCCTTGTACGAGGGCTGGTTCCTTAATGTGATTTATGAGGGGGCGGCGTGGTTCATCATGCCTATCAAAACCCCTGCCGGTGTGATCGATCATGTAGTGCGCTTTAAATTGCCCCATAAAGCCATGAAACCCATCACCCATAAATTGTGGCGTAAAGTCATTATTCTGGAAGTGAAAGAGCGTGCGGTTATCGGTGCTGATGACACTGAATTTTTAACTGGATATGTATTAACCGATGCCGAGAAAGCGGCATTAAAAGCCCAGGAGATACTTTAATGGCGACAGTGAGTGAACGCATAGAAAGTGCTGTAACAGACATTGGCGATAGCGCGACTGTTGCCATGCAGTTTATTGACCCGACCAATGTTAGTGAAATTGTACGCCCCAATGGCAATTTAAAGCCTCTTGGTTTAATTCAGCAGCAGGCAGAGTCGGCTATATCAAGGATCGCGCACTTTGAAGAAGATGTATTCATCGCCTCTCAGGTGTACACAGAGCAGCGCATTTATTTTGTGTTTAACTCAATTGCATATACGCCATTAACCATGCCGTTTACCGCCGGGGAAACAGTTCAGGCCAGTATTGATGATGGCACGTTAACGGTGTTGCAGGGTTTAACCGATAATGATGTTGGTGATTCGGCATTTAAGAATGTAGGTAAAAAAGCGGGCGAAGTTTTAAGAGCGGAAGATGCCGTTGTGACGTATGACGGGGCTAGCAGTATTGATAGCTCTGAATTGTTTTATGGAAAAGTCATTCGTTTATTGTCGCTACAAACTGAGGTTGAAGTGGGTAGTGCGACAGGCTGGCCGGATGGCCGTGGCGGTGAGTATGTGGTAGTTGCCTCTGGCACAGGTGTTGACAGAGGGTTCGGGTCGTTTATTGATGTTGGTGATTTCCAGTTGAAGAAGGTGACTGACAAATATTCAGCGGTCGATGACCTTATTGATAGTCACGCCACCGCAGGCGAAAAGGTATCGACAGGACACACCACCTGGAAAATCACCAGTATCAAGCCAAAGCGTGGCGTTCAGCTGAACTCTGGGTTATTCGCTATGCCGCTAAATGGTGTGCACATAGATGACTTTGGAGCGGCACCTTTGGAGTGGCTGGAGTCTTTGGTTCCTGCGAGTTACACAGATTCAACAACTCAAATAAATAATGCGCTGGACACTGGGGCAACGGTAATTGCGGGTTATGGTACTTATATTTGCAGTGACGAATTACTGATGATGACTTCGGGTCAAAAGTTTCGCGGGGAGGGAGGAGGCTCCTGTCAGTTGAATTTTTTTGCTCGAAAGCAAGGTGCAAGCTGGCAAACTCGATTTTTGTTTACGGGTTCACCTGAAAAGTATGTAAAAACCCGCCGCCAAAATCGTCTATCCTCAAGCGATCCGCAAGATGCCCCTATGGCCGTGGCCCTGAATATTGAAGAGGAATACGTGGATGTTTCGGGTATATTTATTGACTTGTCGTGTGACTATGGAAATTTAGGCCCGTACAACCTCGGTTCGGACTTCGATTGCGGGGTGTTTGTGGGTGGTCGTGTGGGAGTACACCTAAAAGACATTAAGGTGCGCGGGTATTTTAGAGTTGCATCATTTTATATTGACAATACGCGACTGAATGACTTGGATGGTGTTTTACAGTTTAGCACTCCAGCGGGCCGAGCCTATCCTGTCGGAGACGGCGTGCTTAACGGGACGGATAAGTTCAACGCTGAGGATTTGGTGGCCTGTGGCGGACACAAAGGTTTTTTTGTGGCGGGGCCAAAAGATGGGCGGCCACTGAGCTATTACGATGAAATAGCGGGCGAGCTTGTGCCTGATTCCAGAGGTGGTTACGGCACGTCGGACTGGACAATTTCTCAATCTTTCTTTGGCGGGCCAGATCACCATAGTGGTGTGCGCCGGTATGATCCGCCGCTTAATGATGCAGGCACTCGCATTGACCCGGCCAAGGTCGATATTGATGCAGCGGCAGGGTCTTATTTCTATGACTCTCTGCCCTCTCGTCAGTCCCGTCGAGTTAAGTTTGATACGTGCCGATTTACAACAATAGAGGCCATTAGGATTTTTATCGGTAATGGTTTGGAAATGATATTTGACAACCCAGTAACTGAGTCTCTAAGCGGTACAGTTTACGCAACAGACGGCGTCACGGTTATCAATCAATATGACTATACATTGCAGTCATTTAAAGATATAGCATGCTATGCAACGGATTACATGGGTGACGACACAGGGGCTCGCAGGGTTAGTTTTTTGCAGTCTGGTGGTAATCCTAACCCTAATTATTTCCAAAACCTAGTGTCTGAACATTACGTCACTATTGTAGGTAACGACCCGTCAGGTGGCGATCCTGACATATATTCAGGGTATTGGCTGCATGTATTGGAACCCACTACTGAGTCCATAAAAGTTACAGTCAAAGATCATTCACCATTTTATATGGTTCAGATCGAGGCGGAGTGGGCAGGTCTGGATGTAACCGATGTATCAGCCGCCACTATAGCCTGTTCAGATGGCGAGAATATGAAGATTGGCGACAATGGCATCTTACGAGTCGATACAGATTTATCCACCGGTATTAATTTTGCTGCTTCTGATATCGTTGAGCTTTATCTTGAGGGTCAGGACTCCGCTTTCAGTCGCTTTCAATTAATGGTAAATGGAATTAGGCGTGACTATCGTGACGGTGAGTTGTTGGCGGCAGGCCGTCTTGTCGCGGTTGGTTTAACCTGTTATTCGAGTTTTTAGGTCATGTCTAAATTGTTAAATGTTGTTCACGCCAGTGCGCCGTCAGCGGAGATTAAACACCATCTCTTAGAGCTGAAAAGCGTGGCCTTCCCCGGCGGTTCCTACCGCTGGGTGCAAGGCTACAATGATGAGGTCTTTACCCTGGAAACGGGCGAGGTGGCTGTTTTTAAAGCCATGGGCTTTGGTGTTTCTTTGCCCGAGCGATCACTACGTGGCAATCAGGATATTCAATTTCAAGTTGATAATGTTACGGGTGAGGTGCTGCGCGCCATTGATGCGGTGATTAGTTCGGGTGGGAAAATTCCGGTGATCTATCGCTGCTATCTGGACAGCGATAAAACCACGGCCGCCCAACCAGCCATAGAGATGACCGCCACGGCGGTTTCGGCCAATTATAAGTCGGTGAATGTTATTGCCGATTTTCATGATTTTGTGAACCGCAAATGGCCTACACTGCGCTACACCCCCGATCTTGCCCCTGGCCTTAAGTACCTGTGAGGCGATAAAAAATGAACATTAATCAGTATTTAACTGCGCCCTATATTGATGGTGGCCGGGACCTGCCTGCGGGCCTCGATTGCTGGGGATTGGTGCGACATGTGTTGCATTATGAATTTAACCAGCCGTTGTTTGATGAGTTTGGTTGCATTGATCGCCACCAGGTCGGTGCAGTGCATCAAGGGTTTGATAAGACCGTGCCCAGTTTTAAGCCATGCATTCCCAAGGCTGGTGCTGTGGCCTGTTGTTTTTTGCCTAGTGAGGCGGGTGATATTTTTCATCATGCAGGGGTATGTATTAACGATCACCAGGTATTGCATACCAGCAATAGGCATGGGGTGTCGGTTTTGGCTGTGCGAGGCTTTAAGCGCTTGGCTCGTAAGGTGGGTTTTTATGAATATGTGGGTGGCTAAATAATGAGTGTTGAAATTCGGGTTTACCCAAACAAGCTTATTAATAGTGAGTATGAGCGCTTGTCTTGTGATGTCGGCCTGACGGTAGAGCAATGGTTAATTGAGAATGTGCCTAATTATGAGGTGATCGATGTCCCGCTTTATAGCGTCACATTGAATGGACTGAGTCTGCCCCAGGAGACATGGGGAAGAACCACTTTGCTTGATGGTAATTTACTGGAGTTTTTTGTTGAGGCGAAAGAGCCTACAACCATTGCTATGGTGGTGATTGCCGTGGTGTCTGCTGCCACCGCTATTTACTATTCAAACCAAGCCATCCCAGATAATTACAATAGCACTAACCCAGCCGGATCATCGATTTATGATGCTAACGCGCAGGGGAATCGCCCCAAATTGATGGGTGTTGTGCCTGAGTTAGGTGGGGAGCATAAAATGTTTCCTGATTATCTGGTGCCGACTCGGAGACAGTCTGATGGCAGGGACGAGTATTTTTTTGCATTGCTGTGTGTGTCGGTTGGCAGTGTGGTGTTGCCGCTGGATAAAATATCTATCGGTAATACACCTATAACCACATACGGCGAAGATGTTGATGCTGTGGTGTTTGGTCCGGGTGAAGATTTGTCCGGCCATCCTGCGCACTTGAATGTTATACCGTCACCTGATGTGCGTAATTTTGAAATTTTAGGCAGTAAGGTTTATAAAGAGTACGTGCCGCTTTCTGGCGAATTAACTCTTACTGTGCAGCGAGCAGCGGCAGATGGGTTTAGAGAGCTTCATCGTGATTTAGATGTATATAGTACTCCGGATGATGAATATGAAGAGCGGTATCATACTGAGAGATTAGAGGGTTTGGAGGTTGGCCAGTACATTGATATTTATGAGAGCTCTTATGGCGCTCTAGGCTTGTATCAGGTAATTGGTTATTTTCAGGAGCCGATACCAGATGGCGGCTTGAATTATGGCGAGTCTCAGTCTTGGGTAACAGAGCTAGCACCAGTAGATCAGGATTTAGTATTGACTGGCCAGCCTGCCGATTTTAGTGCTGTTCCGTTAAATGGTCAGCTTTCAATGAAATATCGTGTCATTGAAAAAGACGGTGCAGGTGATTTATCTGGTAAATATAATATCGTTCAGGACGGCGTTAGCGTAAAGAAAATCCACCTAAATTTTAGATTTCCGCAAGGCATTGCTGAATTGAATGATAGCGGGGTTCCGATTGAGCGCAGTATTCATATTCGCGCTTGGCTGGATGGTGAAGGGATGGTGCCGTTCCAGGTGGAATACATATTTACCGAGTCTACTGTTGACGAACTGGCATTTACAAAAGAGATTGACCTTCCGAGCGGGGCTACAAGTATCAGCATAAGGGTGCAACGTGTTACCCGCGACATGGATGATCTCAAGTATAAAGATAAGTGTATTTGGTCTGATATGGGCGCAGAGGTTCAAGCGGCCACAATGTACGAGGGGGTTACCACTTTAGCCATTAAGATTCGTGGCACCAATACTCTGGCCAGCACATCCGAGAATAAGATTAACTGTGTGCCCGTACGCATATTAGAAATCTATGATGAGAATGGTGAATTTACTCAGTCTGGTGCCACCCGAGATATTGCCCCGTTTGTTTATTACATGCTGCGTAATGCCGGGTACAGTGACGCGCAAATTGATTTGGATGAGTTGTACCGGTTGCATCAAATATGGGTTGCGCGGGGCGATGAGTTTAATGCGGTATTCGATAATGAAAGTACGATATGGGAGGCATTAAAGCGGGTTCTCGCGGCGGGGTTTGCTGAGCCTACGCTGGACTTTGGCCAGGTGGTGCCGGTGCGTGATGAAAAGCGTGAGCACTTAAACTATATGTATCAGGCCGATAATATGATTAAGAACTCATGGAAGATGGAGGCCACGCTTTTTGATGAGGCTGAGCCGGATGGAATTGAGGTTGAGTATTTTTCAAGCGAGACGTGGAAGCCAGAGACGATCATTTGTACCTTGCCAGGTGAAGGTGGGTTGAGGCCTGAAAAGGTGCGTGCCTACGGTATAACCAATCGCACTAAGGCGTATCAATTTGGGATGCGCAAGCGCAGCGCTTTGCGTTATCGCCGCAAGCGCCATACTTGGGCTACTGAAATGGATGGCTTAAATAGTAATTATTTGAGCTATGACGCATTGGGTATTGATATACCAGGCTACAGTCAGACCGGGCGGGTAGAGGGTATTAATGGCCGAAGTATTAAGGTTAACCAAGATTTAGAGTGGGTTGTGGGTGTTAATTATCTTGGCTTGCGTAATCCTGAAGGCTTACTGTCTGGGCCGTATGTTTGTACTAAGGGCAATGATGTCAGCACGGTAATTATTGATGCTGATTTGGATTTTATACCCGTGATGGATGGCACTCAGGAGCCGCCTCTGTTTATGTTTGGTAGTGATAGGCAGTGGTGTGAGCGTATATTGATTACGGATATAAAGCCTAGTGGCTCGGAGAGGGTTCAGTTAAAAGCCGTTAATGATGATGACAGGGTGTATTTGTATGATGATGCCGAGGCACCTAATTAGATTTGGCGTTTAGTCTGATTTTAATTAGGATGGTGCTTTATTTATTAAGGAGTGAGTTATGAAGGTCCTATTGTTATCTGCTTTAGTGGTATTGCTGGCTGGCTGTTCAGGTTATGACTACACCAATGTATCGCCAGAACAGAGCGAAGTGGGCATGGTGGTGGACGTGCCGGGCGCTGATAAAGATGTGCTTTATGATCGTGCGGCAGTGTGGATTGCATCCACTTTTGTGTCGGCCAATGATGTTGTGCAGAATAAGAACAAAGAGGCTGGGCGCATTATGGGTCGCGGCGTAGCGACTATTTATATCACCAGCGGCATGACTCAGGTGCCGTATAGTTACCGCTATTCGATTCGCATCG